ACAAATGAGTCTGGTGGTCGTGATAGGAATTACCAAAGATCGTATGAAGAATTTAGAAAGAGAAACCCTAAAACGCCTTATGACCACATAAAAGGACTAATGATGGAGGCGTTTCAGTGAGTTTAGAGAAAACTGTTAAGATACTTAGCGAAATAGAGGATCAGAAAGCGCACAATCAGCTTTTCTACTTTGATCCTTATCCTTATCAGAAGCAGTTTCACAAAGCCGTTGATATGCAAGGGAATCCTGCACAACAAAGGCTACTTATGGCTGCAAATAAGGTGGGTAAAACAGTTGCAGGCGCATACGAGACAGCCATACATTTAACAGGTGAATATCCTGATTGGTGGGACGGACATCGCTTTGAAAGACCTGTTAAAGTCTGGTGTGCAGGAATGACCACTTCTAACACAAGAGATATTGTTCAAGCAGAGTTGTTAGGGGAGCCAGGAGATCCAGAAGATTGGGGCAAAGGATTTATACCTAAAGACCGAATCCTTACTACTGAACGGATGCCAGGTATTCCCAACGCCATTAGTTCAATAACGGTAAAACATATTACTGGTCGAAACTCTAGACTCTGGTTTAAATCGTATGAGCAGGGTAAAGAGCAATGGATGGGTAAAGCCGTAGATTTGGTCTGGTTAGACGAGGAACCGCCACAAGACATATATTCGCAGGGACTACGTGCTACCTTAAAAACCAGAGGGCTTATATTCATGACCTTTACTCCCGAAAAAGGCATGACCAACGTAGTAGCCCAATTTATGAACGATCTTAAACGTGGTCAACAGCTTTATCATGCAACATGGGATGATGCACCTCACCTTGACGAACAAGCAAAAGAAGAAATACTTTCAGCCCTTCCTCCGCATGAAAGACAAATGCGATCAAAGGGGATTCCTGTTCTTGGTTCAGGATTGGTATTTCCAGTTGACGAGGATAGCCTCAAAGTTCCTGCGTTTCAGCTTTCAAGATACTGGCCTAAAGTCTGTGCTATTGATTTTGGCTGGGATCATCCATTTGCTTGTGTTTGGGTTGCATGGGATAGGGACTCGGATACAGCGTATGTATACGACATTTACACAGTACGTTCAGAAACACCTGTTACCCACGCACACGCTATTAAAAGCAGGGGAGATAAAATCCCGTGTGTTTGGCCTCATGACGGAATGCAACATGACAAAGGATCTGGAGAGCCACTTTCAAAACTTTATCGCAGGCTTGGCGTTAATATGCTTGGGAGTCATTTTACTAACCCTGATGGCGGTAACGCAGTTGAGCCTGGGATTATGGATATGCTTACGAGAATGCAGTCGGGTCGTCTTAAAGTTTTCGATCACCTTGGCGACTGGTTTAATGAACTTAGGATGTACCATCGTAAAGATGGCAAAATTGTAAAAGAACGTGACGATATTATGTCTGCAACCCGATATGCAGTCATGAGTCTACGCTACGCTTCTGTAGGTAAAGAAAAGAAAAGGGTTGACCATGCACTCGGATCTCTGGATCATGAGTACAGTTATTATGGAATGAGAAATAACAAAACTGACGTTTTTAAACCAATATCAGCAATAAGGTAAACATGGGTGAAGCAGTAAATACAGTAGCTAAAGGAGTTATGGGTGCTATAAATCCATTAGCTGGAACCGTAGGAAAAGCAATGGGGGCTACTCCATTAGGTGGATTAATGGGCGATGCAATGGAAGATCCAGAAAAAGTTTTAATGGGGCCTTCAAAAGAAATATATAAAACAGCCAAAAAAGATAAAAATGTTGGCACTTTATTGACTGGTGGCCTTAATCGATATTAAAAAGGTGAAGATGGAACATATTGAGCTATTAGAAGAATTACGTCCTTGGGATTGCGAACAATTTCCTAAATCTAAAACTATCTGTTTTGGAGGTGGAGGTGGAGATCCTATTAGTTCGGCAATTAAAACAGTAACAAAACCAATAGATGATATTGGGATAGGAGCAACAAAAGCACTTGGTAGCCTTGGTACTCCAAATATACCAACACCTGATTTGCAATGGGTTAATGAAGGCATAAGCCACAACATTAACCAAGTTGGTGGTGCGATCAATGAAGTTGGAGATATTGCTATGCACAATATTAAGCAAATACAAAATATACCTAAATTGTTTCAAGGTGGTGGTAAACAAGGAGCAATGGGAGGTGCAGGGGCAATGGGGCCAGGAGGTACTGCTTTAGGTGCTGTATCTGGTGCTGATTTAGCTAAGAAAAAAGTTGGAACTGGTCGTAGACAAACTCTGCTAACTGGATAATGGATAATCTTCAAACACCTTTATTTGAAACTCTTAACAAAGAGTTAGCCTCTTTAAAAGAAGCTAGACGTAATTGGGAAGAGCAATGGCAAGACATAGGTGATCTTATGTCTCCAAATAGAGGCGACTTTGTTGCGTTGCGGTCTGTAGGAGAAAAGAAAAGAGAAAAAATCTTTGATTCTACTCCTGTACGTGCATTAACAAGATTTTCTTCTGCAATGCACAATCTGCTAACACCTTCAGCGCAACATTGGTTTGAACTCCAACTTAAAAACAGAGAACTAGGGAAAGAACGAGATGTTCAGCTTTGGTTGGAAGAAGTTACTAGGGCTTTAATGGATGCATTTACAAGACCTAATAACAACTTCCATCCTTCAATGCATGAATACTTTTTAGACCTTGGTGCTTTTGGTACTGGTGTGATGTTTATAAAAGACATCCCAGCAGAAGGGCCATATTTTATGACATTCCCTTTATATGACTGTTATTTAGCCAAGAATGATACAGGCAGGATTGACACAATATTTAGGGTTTATGAGCATACGGCAAAAGAATTAATGGAATCTTTTGGCGAAGATAATATGCCTGAAAAGGTTCTTGCAACAAAAGAAAAGAACACCATATATGACAAGTTTGCCTGCTGTCACGTAGTCAAACCTAATTATGCTTTTAACGAACCACCTCAAAATCAATTCAAGTACACAAGCATATATTTTATGCCTGAAGAAAAGAAGATATTGAGTATAGGTGGTTTTAACGAATTTCCCTTTATTTGCAGTAGATGGGAAAGAAATTCTTTGGAAACATACGGAAGAGGATGCGGAGGCGAAGCTCTTTCTGATGTTAAAATGCTTAATGAGATGGAAAAGACTTATCTCAAAGCATTACAGAAAATGGTAGATCCACCATTGATGGTTCCAGATGACGGATTTATTAATCCTGTCAGGACAACGCCAGGAGGCTTGAACTACTATCGAACTGGTCTAAGTAAAGATGAACGCATATTCCCTTTACCTGCAATGCAGAGATTGGATTATGCGGAAAACAAAATGAATCATGTCAGATCATCCATTGAAAAGGCATTCTACCTAGATTTAGTGGAATTGCCTGGCCCTACGGCACAAGATGGAGATGTTTTGAGGTTTACGGCAACGGAGATTCAGGCTAGACAAAGAGATAGGATGCAGATTCTTGGACCTTTGGTTTCAAGGCAAGAAATAGAATTGCTTGGTCCAATGATAGAAAGAACAGTAAGTGTCATGATGGCTAACGGAATGTTGCCACCTGTACCTGAATCTTTGCAAGGAGTTCAAGAATTCAAGATTGAATACAAGAATCCCATATCTATAGCAATGCGTGGATATGAGCTAAACAGTATTTCTCAACTGATACAGTTCTTGTCTCCACTTGCACAAATAGATCCAACTGTAATGCAAAGATTGGATACTACTAAGATTGCACAAATTGGGGCCGAGATCCTGAGAACACCGCCATCTGTAGTTAAAGATGAACAGGAATTTGCTAGAGAACAGCAAGCACAAGCAGAACAACAAGCATTAATGGCACAATTGCAACAAGGACAAATGGTTGCACAAACAGACGAAATCTCTGCAAATGCAGAAAAATCGAGAGCGCAAGCATCTCAAATTATTGCTGGTGGTTAATGTTAAATAACAAAGAAAAACGAAGACGAGCAACTTATAAAGAAGTATTCGCAACTGAAGCAGGTAAAGAAGTTCTTGACGATTTGATGAAGTCAAATTATTTTTTTACCAGTACACAAACAGGGGACTCTCATGAAACTTCTTTTAATGAGGGTCGTAGATCTGTTATATTAGCTATATTAAATTACGTATCTCTCGATATTGAGAAGATACAACAACGTATGAAGGACAGTTATGAGCGAGGAAGCAGTAGCGACTTCGACAACTTCTGAAGCAGTAGAAAGCACAGGAGCCGAGGGAGCATCTACTTTATTAGCAGGTGGAGAGGGCGTAGCTCAACAAGCTTACGGCAATCAGTTTGACTACACTCAAATGCCTGATGGTTTGGCGTATGAACCTTCTCTACAGAATTTTGATACTGTAGATAAGTTAGCCAAATCTTATGTAAACCTAGTTAAAAAAATGGGGGTTCCTGCCGAACAGTTATTACGATTACCAGAGGCAGGACAACCTATGGATGATGTCTACAATGCTTTAGGTAGACCAGAATCCGCAGACCATTACAATCTGGAGAATTACGCTCCAGAACAAACAGAGTATTTTAGAGGTCTAGCCCATCAGCTAGGCTTAAACAATCAACAAGCCCAAGCACTTTTTGATGCACACCAGCAAACTATTGAAGGTATGCAGAATCAAGATGCTGAAGCATTTGAACAGTTTGAGGTTGAAAACTTAAAGTCTCTTCAAGCAGAATGGGGAGATAACTTTAATAGTAACCTTGAACTGGCTCGTAGAGCTTTCATGAACTTTGCTACTCCTGAAGCAGTTGAGGTTCTTGAAAAAACAGGATTGGGTAATCACCCAGAAATCCTGAAAGTATTTAGCCAAATTGGATCTATGTTGCAGGAAGATTCTATCTTGCCAGGATCTAGTCAGGCAGTATTAGGTGGCATGAATCCTGCCACAGCCCAAGAAGCCATGAATAGCAAGTTGGCAGATCAGGAATTCCGTACTGCATATCTGGATGAATATCATCCAAATCATGCAAACGCAGTTCGTGAAATGACAAAGCTTCATGAGTATATTGGGTAATTCGGACCCTTTTGGATAATCCGTAGCAACTTAAACATATAACGAAAGCGGAACTATGTCAGTACACGTAACTACTTCCTTTGTGAAGCAGTTTTCCGCAAACGTCCAGCTTCTCGTCCAACAGATGGGAAGTAGGCTACGGAATGCTGTTACATTGGAAACAGGTAAGGTCGGTGAAGAAGTCTTCATGGATCGAATCGAATCAGTCGCGGCTCAAAGAGTAAATACTCGCCATGCTGATTCACCATTAATGAGTACACCTCATGATCGAAGGAAAGTAACTCCTTCTGATTTTGATTGGGGTGATATGATCGATAATCCTGATAAACTCAGGATGCTCATTGATCCTGCATCTGCATATAGTGCTAACGCATCTATGGCAATGGGCAGGGCAATGGACGAAACCATTATCAGCGCATTAGTAGGAAATGCTAAATCAGATGCTTCTGATGGCACTTCTAATGCTGACACAACAGTAGCACTGCCTGCTGGTCAGAAGATTGCTATTACTGACACAACCTTTGATGTTGATGGAAACACAGGTTCTTCAACTTCATTGGGGTTGACTGTTGGTAAGCTAATTAATGCCAGAAAGATTCTAGGTGCTAATGATGCTGATGATTATGATGTAAATGGTAATAGTAATCTCTTTCTGGTTGTAGATTCAGCACAACTAGGCAAATTGCTTACTTCAACTAAAGTCAATAGTGCTGACTACAATGAAGTAAGAGCATTAGTTGCTGGTGACTTGAATCAGTACATGGGATTCAACATCATTAGAACTGAACTTATTCCAAAGAAAGGTGGATCTCATACTACTGGTTCATTTACGTATGATCCTACTGCACAGGAAAATAGTTCTGACCCAACTCATGTCCTAGCGTTCCATCGCAGAGGAATTGGCCTTTGCATTTGGGAGGACATCGTAGCTAGAATTTCTGAACGACCCGACAAGCGTTTCAGCCAATACATCTATTACAGGATGACATTGGGTGCAACTCGCTTGGAAGAAAAGCGAGTCGTACAGATTTCCTGCCTTTAATTAAGAAAGGAGATCAAATATGGCTACTGTATATGGTGTTAATTTCACCAAATATGATCAGAATGACCCCCGGAAAATGGCAGATGTTGCTGAAGTTGGAGGCCGAATGCGTGTTCAATATGACACGTATGAAGCCGATAGTTTAGCATCAGGATCAACCATTTCTATGGCTCGTATGCCTAAAGGCGCAAGAGTCTGGAATGTTGTTTTGATTACAGATGATTTGAGTGGTTCTGGAACTTTGCAAGTTGGAGATTCAGACGATCCAAATCGCTTTATCACAGAATCCATTTGTGGTGACGCAAACAAAGTCCATTACATGCATCCTAAAGCGCATGCTAGTGATAGCAACGTGACTTTATTGGGTGGAGTAAGTGGAACAGGTATTGATGGTTTTGGTTATGAGTATACCTCTGAAACCGATATTATCATTACAACTGCGACAGCCTCAATTTCTGGAACAATCAACCTTGCTGTATTTTATACAGTAGATTGATCAATAGGGGGCTTCGGCCCCCACAAGGCCCCTAAAATAAGGAACAATATGGCTAATGTAGTATTGTATTCTGATGAAGGTGAAGAAAAAGAAGTCGTCAACTTCTCAAAAGAACATAAAGAATTATTAAAACAAGGCTGGAAAAGCTGGAAAGAAACAAAGAAAAAGACTGCTAAGAAATGACTGATGCTGTTGCAATCGCCAATATTGCGCTAAACAATTTAGGCGATAAAACAATTAGTGATTTTTCTGATAACACAGCACAAGCTTTTGCGACTAAAACAAGGTTTAGTGATGTTGTGAATCAGGTTCTTAGGGCGCATCCTTGGAATTGTGCTACTAAGAGAGCAACTTTAGCTAAGTTTACAGTAAAGCCTGTTTATAACTTTGATCATGCTTATCAGCTTCCAACTGATGCATTGAGAGTTGTTTCTTTATATGAAGAAATCAATTACGACTATGCTTGGAAGATTGAGCTTATTGCTGATGGTGAAGAAGATCGACTTGCTCTAGTGACAAGTTCATCAACTGCCAACATTACTTACATTAAAAAGTATATTGGTAGTGGCAACCACGACAATAAAGAAGCGGTCATGACCTTAAACAACTTTGATCCTATTCTTGTGCAAGCAGTAGGTATGGCGTTAGCAGGTGAAATTGCAATGGATTTAACAGGGCAATCTCAATTACGTGATCTTATGCTTGGCAAATATCAGGCAATCTTGTCAGAAGCCAGAAGTATTAACGGACAAGAAGGTACTGCTGATAGAATTGAGTCTAATGAATGGATCAATGCTAGGACAAGAAGTGCTTCTGGATACTTTAAACCCTTTTCCGCAGATACGGCTAACGGTGTTACGGCATAATGGCACGTACTACCTCAACTCAAACCAACTGGTTTGGCGGTCAGATCGCAGAGCAAAGGCATGGCTATGCATCTGATCAGTTATATTTCTCTTCTTCTGCCTTAATAAAGAACTTAGTTGTTCGACCTACAGGCAGTCTTACACGTAGGCCAGGAACTAAATTTGTAGCTAGAACAGACTCTAATGCTCATGCATTAGGGAATGAAACAAATTCTGTACGATTAGTGCCTTTTGTATTTGGTCATGAAAGTGCAAGTAATTATGTTCTAGAATTTGGTCATAGGTCTATGACTGTTACAGCATCTAGTGATTCTGGAATAAAGTTTACTACTACATCAGCGCATGGGTTGATTGTTGGTGACATAATCAATTTTAGCGCAACAAGTTATCCTACAAATATTTCAGCAAACACAGATTATTATGTAGAAAGTGTTCCTAGCACGACTACGTTTAAAGTATCTGCTTCAATGACAGGAGAAACTTTAGGTTCCGCAGTTGCTTATTCTTCTGCTGGTTCTGGAGTTAGTTTTGATCTGGGATACATTAAATACTACAAAGATGGTGCAGTTTTAGCTGGAGAAACAAACGCAGGAACAGATCAAACTCATTTGAGGTTGACAGGTAGCCCTTTCAATAGTGCCAGTAAACTTAAAGATTTACAGTATGTCCAATCTGCCGACATCATTTTTCTCGTTTCTCCAAATGTTAAACCTTACAAATTGTCTAGATACAGCAATACATCCGATACTGCTGGGAGTTTTAGAACAAAAGATGGAGGTACTGTTACTACTGGATACAGATGGGTATTAGAACCATTTGTAATTAAAGATGGTCCGTATTTAGAACAACAGGAAGATGAACGCAATGGGAATCAAGATGTTACGATTGATATAAGCAACCCAAGTGCAACACACACATCAACAAGTGATGGTACAGGATTTATAAATAAAAAGTTCTTAACACCTGATAGTGCAACGGATCAGTCAAAACTAGACAATGCTTGGTACGACACAACTGCTGGTGGTGCTTCTGGTGTTCCAAATACAGATGCTAATGTCTCGTATTTACAGTTAAAGAATCATGGGTTAAACGATGGGATGTATATAACCCTAACAGATTCAGGAAGTACAGGTCATCCTTCTAATGGGAACTATTACGTTGTAAATGCTACGGCAAATACATTTAAACTGGCTAATGCTACTGATTTAACGCCTGAAACATTTACTAATGCACAAAAACCTAAAATATACGCTCGATATTATCCTAAAGGAGCAACACTACAAATAGACTCAAGTGCTAATCTTTTTTCTGAGGATGATGTTGGTAGGTTGTTTAGGTTTAGCCCTTTTAAAAGAGATACTATTTATTGGGTATATGGTGAAATTACGGCATACTCAAGTGCTACAAGAGTAACTTTAACTCTTAAAGTTGATTGTCCTGTATCCGATTCCAATGCAATAGAAACTTGGAAATTGGGTGCTTGGTATACAGATAACTATCCTCATCATATATCTATATTTCAGCAACGTATGGTGTTTGCCCGAAACCGAACATCACCACAAACTGTTTGGTTTTCGGAAACTGGTGCGTTTGAAAGCTTTGCTCCTTCACAGCAAGAAGGTACATCTGCTGGCGAAACGGCAACTGGTTCAACGATTGTTGGAGATCAGATCATTGCATCCAATGGTATGACTTTTACTTTTGATTCAGGAACAATTGATGAGATTCAATGGCTTGTATCACAAGAAAAGTTATTGGCAGGATCTACTGGTGGTATATATGCGGTATATGGTTCTGAACAGGATTTAACAATAACTCCGTTCAACTTTACTATTAAAAGAGAAGGAACACAGCCTGCACAAACAGGTGCAAATGCCGTAGCGTATGACAGCAATGCTTTATACATACAGGGTACTGGTAAAAAAGTTAGGGTAGTAACATTTGGCGATATGGGTACTGGTGCATCTTCTGCTGACATTACAACAAGAGCTACTGACATATTGGCACAATCAGCAAAACAAGTTGTAGAAACAGATATTCCTAACTTTGTTAGTTGGTTTAGAATGGGTGATGGTACTCTAGTTGGGCTTACATATATTCCACAACTAGAAATCATTGCATGGCATACTCATGAACTAGGAGGAAACTACAGCTATTCCAATACTAGAGGTGGTGATCCTACTGGTCACTTAACATCAGATAAGAGTCATGCAGTAATATTGGACATGTGTACTATCCCTTCTAGCTCAAGAGATCAATTGTGGGTTTTAGTTAGAAGAACAATACCTGTTGCTGACAGCAGTAATTCTCACAGAATTATAGAATCTGTTGAAGTCATGGAAGATTGGATGTCAACGGAATCTATTGCTGATTCTAAATATCTAGATGGTCATGTAACTGGATCTGGTGTTGATCTAGGTGCAGGAAAGTTGTCACATCTGGAAGGAGAAACAGTAGACATACTTGGTGACGGATCTGTATTTGACAGCCAAGTTGTTAATAATAGTGGAACATTGACTACTGATTTAGGTAGTTCTCAAACAACATTAATTGTAGGGATGGGTTATTTGTCGAGATTAATTACATTGCCAATAGCACAAGGGCCAACTGGCAATATACGTATCGGCAACATGAAACGTGTTCATAGAGGTTGGGCAAAATTATTTAGAACTCCTAACTTCAAATATGCTATATATACTAGCACTTTTGCAGATTCAGACCTTGCAGAATCAGTAACCAGAACAATTGCTGATTTATATGGAACTGCACCAACAATGGCATCTGATACGAGAGAGTTGATTCCTTTAAGCCAAGGCTTTACTGATGGTCAATTCCTTTTACAGCAAACAGATCCTTTGCCTTTAAATATTCTTGCTTTGGAATTAGACTACGAAACCAATGATAACTGATACGATTATTGTACCGATACATACAGATGAATTCTTAGCGATGGTTCATGAAGAAGCACAAAAAGATAATCACTCTATATTCAATCCAACTCATGCAATTATGAGAGATGGAAAGATAATAGGTGCTTTTTCTACTTGGAGTCCAACTGTTCATTGCTGGATGCATACAGAACGAATGAATGGCAAGAGTTTTAAGATGGCTTATCAAGGTATGGATACACTTATGAGGCAACAGAAAACTCCTAATTATCTGATTAATATGCATAGGAGTTCTCCGTTTTTCGCCATGCTTGATAGCAGAATGGAACAATACAAGAATGATGCAGATGAAGATTGGGTTATCTTTTTAAATAGAGAAGATGGATAGAGAGTCTGCAAGAAAGCAATTTAATGATATGTCTGAAAAGTTTAATGTTCAGCATACATTTTCTTTTGATGAAGCATGGGATTTTGTCGAATACAAGCAACATCAGAATAAACTAAAAACTCCCGACGAATTTTTTCCTACTAAATACACTAAAGAAGAATTTAGAGAAGGAATAAAAGCTTTAGAACAAAAAATGCTAAAACAGCCTTCATCTAAAACTCCTGAAAAAAATCCAGATTTCAACCCTGTTGTTCATACATTTACTGACAAACAGTATGTTAGAGAAATTTTTAATCCAGCAGGTGAATTGCTGATAACAAAAATACATAAAGTAGAGCATCCATTTTTCTTGTTACGTGGAGAAATGTCTATTTTATCAGAAGAAGGTGAAACACGAATATCGGCTCCTTATTATGGCGTAACTCCTGTAGGGACAAAACGTGTTATATATGCCCATACAGATTGCACTTTTGTTACAGTTCATCCAACGTCTTCTAAAAATTTAGAAGATATAGAAGAAGAAATTATTGCAAAGGATTTTGTATGAGTTGGTGGGTAGTAGGAACAATGGCTGTTACTGGTACAGTAAAAGCTTTAGGATCTGATCGTCAGATTGGTAGAAATATTGACGATTTGAAAGACAAGCAAAGCTCTTATGAAACTCAAGCTATACAAAATAGGAATGCATTTGAAACTAGGTATGCTCAAACAGAACACATGCATTCTGGTCAAATTGAAGCATTAAAAAAACAAAAAACTTTTAATGTTGGCAAAGTTGCTTCTAGTGTTGGAGGTTCTGGAGCGCAAGCAGGTAGCGGTACTACTGCTCATATTGTTGCTTCTGAAGCGGCCAGAAATCAATTTGCTATAGATTCTTATACTAAAAAAGCTGACTATGAATTAGAAAACATAAGAGAAAAAGGTAAAAACGAACAGGATCGTTTTAACAATATGGCAAGTGAAGTTGAGAGCCAATGGAAATACTTAAAAGCTAATAGAGGTCAAATGATGTTTGAATCATTTTTTGGAGGCGCAGTAGGTGGTGTTGGAGCAGGTGCTACGTTAAAATCACTTTAGGCAACGTAATGAGAATAAATCTTACTGAATATAGACCTGCATCAACTTCTGTACTAGGCCCAATTGGTGGTAGTACAGTTGCTCCTGCTGAAACAGCTACAGGTAAAACTGTAAATGACATAAAGAATCAAAGAGATCAGCAAATCATGGATATGATTACTGGTGGTCTTGATGCAACAGCATTGGTTCTTGAAGCAAATAAGAAGATTAAAGCAGGTGAAGATGAAGTCACTATGCTTAAAGCTGAAGAAGATGCTAAAAAACAATCAGAAAATGCTTTTAAACAAATTTCTGCTAATGAAAATGTCACAGTAGGCACAGAAGATAATCAATTTACATATTCAGTTGACACAAAATTAGGAACTTATAAGCATCAAGATTGGAATTATGCTAAAGAAAATATAGAAAACAGAATCACAAATAGCGTTATAGACAAAATTGTTGAAGAAAATGGAGAAATAGATGAAAAGTTAGAATTAAAATTAAGAAAAAGAATATCAATGTCTATTGATAGGGATATTCATAAGATGGAATCTATTGTTTTAGATCGTTCATCTAAAGCTATTGATTTAGCAATACAAGAAAAAGCAGACCAGTTGATGGGTACTGTAAGAGTAGATTCTAGTAGTCAAGTGCCTTTAAGTGAACAGTATCAAACACAAATGACTTCGTTTATAACTCATATTAAACAACAAGTAGAAAACGATGTCATAACACCAGAACATGGGCAGAAATGGGTTGATAAGGTTCAACGTGAATATTCTACACAAATTACTGAAAGCTTTTTAAAGAGTGGCAAGCCTGAAGATTTAGAAAAATTTAAAGCTTTGCAAAAAACTGAACTTTACAAAGATGTTCCACCATTAAAGAAAATTCAGTTTAATTCTGAATATCTTAAAGACAAAGACAGTCTAAAACAGCAAGAGCTACTAAAACTTGCTTTGGAAACTATTGACGATACTGATAATAATTACGAAGGATCTGGAGGGCATCTTTTACTAAATGAAATTTTAGGTACAGATAATTGGGAATTTAATGAAGAAACTGGAAAAGTTAATATTAAACAAATGCAATTACATACTGAATTAAAAGATTTAAGAGGTAAAGGTAGAGAAGCGGTTGTCCTTTCCCCGTTTAAAGGCATAAATAATACTAATTTAAGGAAAATTGTTAATTCTGCTGTATCTCGTTTAGAAAGCGATTGGAAAAACAAAACAACACTTACAGGAGATGAAGGAAAATTATTAGCACAAGAAATTTCAAATTATGAAAATCAAATATCTAATGTGTTTGTCCATGGTTTTGGTGGCACTTTAGGTGATGGAATGGATCTAAAAACTAATGATTTGCAAGTTCCACGTAATTTTTTAGGTTCAAATACTTTTTGGAATCAAAAAAAAGTAGATAAATCATATCCTTTTATGACTGAAAGCGTTCAATCATTGAATAACATATTAACTGATACTCAATCTGAGGTTAATGCATTTATTGAATTTAAGACATCAAAAAAAGATTTTCAAAAAAAATTAGTAAGCTTTAGAAATAAACTAAGCGGTGTTAAAAATAATGTAATACGTGGATATGGTCAAAAATTCCTAAGTGATTTAGAAATGAAATTATCTAAACGAATATCTATAATGGATGTTCTTAGCAAAGGGAAAACAAATTTTCTGAATGTTTGGTTTAATCAAAATATTTCTCCTTCTGTAAGGGCTGAACTTACAATGGCTTCTCCTGAATACAAAGGGTATAGGAAAAGAGCTTTTAGGGCGCATTTGATTTATGTGGGTTTAGACCCTAACTCAAAAAAGGATAAAGTGAAACATGCAGAAAGATATTTGAATTTGATGGACCCTTATGGTTATAAGCTAAATTCTAATGTCGAGAAAAAATAAATGGCTGAAACATACGACCATTTAACACCTGAGCAAACGCTTAGGCATTTTAGAGATTATGCTACAATTGATGGTACTTTTTATGAGGATCTTTATTTAAAAGTTTTAAATAGAGCAGTTGATGATGGTGAGATTAGCAGAGGCTTGTTTATACTTGGAACTTATGATCCTGATGATCCTAGACAAGAATCTGGAATTACTAAAGAAGCAATGACAAGAGCAAGGTCTGCTATATCTGTCAAAGGATCTAAACTACAAGTAAAAGATTTTGCTAAAGGTGATGATGAGTATTATAACGATAAACAAGATGAAATAGATAAGTTGTCTAAAATGTTTAATGATACATTCGATATGGATGTTCAAACAAACAAAGACAATAGGGATATGCAGGCAAAAATATTATTAGAGCAAAATGCTACTGCTGATGAAATTTGGAAAGAGTTTGTTGAAGCAAGTAACTATTTAATAAAAAGTCCTGGGTCAGTTGAAAACACAATGCCTTTACTAAAAAAATACGTTAATCATTATAAAGATAAAGATGGTAATGATCATTATTTAGGGCTAGAAGAAGGAGATTTAAATTATATTTTAACATCAATTCACGAAACACACGCTGATACTCTGCGTTCATATCTTGATCTTACTCAGGCTGACAAAAAAACAATGACTGAAGATCAAAAAAATATGATAAAAGAATTAGAAAAAGCTGGCGGTGTTGGTGCTTTAGACAAAATACGTGACATGCTTGGCGGTGGCACTAATTTCAATGTGTATTTACATCCTTCAGAAGACAGAAAAGGCATTACATTTAGAGCATATAGCTTAAAAGAAGGTTCAAGCATGAATCCTGTTTCATTTGAGTTAAGTGCTATTATTCCTGAACTTGCTATAACATGGGATGATATAAGACAGCGTGGAATGAATCGATATAAGTTTGAAGTAGTTGCAGATATGCTTGAGATGGAATCAAGAGGAACGAAAAAATTTATAAACGAAATGATCGAACAGTTTCATGGCATGATGAAAGGCGTTAAAACTACTAATGTAAAAGATTATAAATCTAAAAGAAGTGGATTAAATGTTGAATTTTTTGGAACAGAAGAATACCCAGACACTTTTTTAGGATGGGCGCAAGGGTTGTTAGATGGTAATTTTTTTGATACTGGACCAACTGGATCTGATCTTTCTAAATTAGTATACGCAGGAGAATCCCAATTTGGAGATCGTGGTATTGAATTTATAACAGAAATGAATTTATTGGAATACTGGTTTAGAAGTAAGCCAAGATGGGGAAAAGTTGAAGTAGATTATTTTGAGGAATTACTTGGAGAATTGCCTGAAAACATATCAGATGAAGATTTAAGAAAGCATTTAAAAAAAGAATATAATACTCTTAAAGCAGAATTTGACACATGGGATAAAGATTTTGTTTCAGCAATGACCAAAATACCTACTGCAATTTCTGCAACACATGAAACAACTGTCCAAATTCTTAAAAGGGTTGGGAAGCAAAGTGTTTATAATCCTAAATATTGGGGTGAAGAAGCAGACCCATTATTAAAACATCCTTTTTAAATATGTATTTAAACACAGCACAAAGTAACAATCATTTAGCTGGTTATTATATGGATCAATACCAGCCATCTGCTGGTAGATTATTTGGTGCTTCTTTAAAATTTGGATTCGATACCCTTTGGTTTAACGAGTTAATACAAGAACAGCTTTACGACCAAGCTTCTCAAGAACAGCCAATTACCCAAGAAGAGTATAAAAATAGTAGGTATTACAGAAATGGCATTAAATGGTTTGATGGAATGACTATAGGCCAAGCAGAAATTCTTTCAGAAAACCAAGACAGAAAAGCTTATTATGCTGATTTAACAAGGAATGTAGATACCTTTTCTGGATTAGGAATGACAAGTTTTGGTGGAATGTTGGCAGGTTCTATACCTGATCCATTAAATTTTGTTCCTTATTGGGGTATTGCAAAAAATATCATGCGTGTCAAAAAAATTGCTAAAGCAATGCATAAGATACGTTCTGCTCAAATGGTTAATAAAGTGAAAAACTATACGCCTACAGGTCAAACAGTTTTAAGTATGGTTGATCCTATGATTGGAGCAGGTTTGGCAACATATATGGTTCAAGATAAAAGAAAAAAGTTTCAGGAAGAATGGGACATGAGCATGGTATTAACTGATGCTCTTATAGCAGGAGGTCTTGGCTTTTCAATGTGGGGAATAGGAAAAGTTGCAAAAAGAATGAAAAAAAGTCCAAGAGAAGAAATTACTGAAAGAGTTGCTAGAGGTACTGAACAAATTGAAGAAGTTCCTTTTGGTGGCCCAAATGTAAAACCAGATGGTGGAGCAGGAGGTATTAACTTTGCGTTGCCAGCAAATCGTGCAATTCGGACAATGCATGGGACTTTATTATTAGATGGTGTAGTAAAAGTTGACGAAAAAGTTTATGCAAGAGTTGATGCTATAGATGTAAATACGCCTGAAGATGCTTTAAATGCGATACATGAAACTTTAGATGTAATGAACGCTGAAGGCTTTGAAGGCATACATATAAGTGATAATATTGATGATGAAGTGTTGCAAACAATTGTAGAAAATTTAGATATGACATCTATAAAACTAGAAACACGACCTGATTCAAATGGTCATATTATTGAGAGGGTGCAAGATGATGCGAATTGGAATTATGTTAAACGAGATGAAGAACCGCTTAGAGATCCTGATCAAGAAGCTGAAATCGC